CGCCGCACCCGTCAACCTGAATTTCAAAGCCCAGTTCCTCACGAGTGCTTAGAGGTGAGAAATTGGCGCGGATGACCAAGGCTGCTGGCCGAAGAAGACTCGCCGAGATCATCTCGAAGGCAAAGAAGCTCTACCTTCGTGACTTCATCTCGACCAAAGACCTCGACAGCATCGAGAGAATAGTCAAAATGCGATCCAAGCAGCTCAAGTGAGGTGTCGGCGTTGGTTCAGGTTCAGAGTGTGTATGAACTAACAGGGACTGGCGCACAAACCGGTACGCCAGCGGATGTAACTGCCGAGGTCCAGCGAAGACTCGCACAGGTTGCGGCAAACAGGGCAGCAGCCGCAGCAGCAGCGGCAGAGCGAGCAGCTACACCAGGGGGCGGAAACGGGGCAGGGTCGGGTCCGCTCGTACTGGCCGGTGGCATTCCGAACAACTTCTTCGGGTTCGTGATGATCGCCCTGGGGATGAGATGATGACTCATTCAATCTCCCCGCGCGTATACAAGCTACTGAAGACCAAGACTCTCGAGGCCGGCGACGGCGCAGCGCAGATATCCTTCAGCAACGTGCAGGATGTCGGCGATCCAATCAGCATCGAGGACCTAAATCGAGAGGAATTGATCCGCCTCATCACGGTGAACCTTGCCAGGCTATCCGTCAAATCTGAATGGGACGGGTTGTTAGGATGAGAGCTGAGGATCGTAAGCCTTCGAGGAGGGTCTTTCCACTACTGCAGAACCTCGATCTAGACTCTGTGACCTTTGACCAGGTCCAGGGCGTAGGCGAGCCTATCACGATCGAGGACATGAACGAGCAGGAGATGATCGACCTCATCATCGTGAACCTGGCTAGACTCTGTGTAGCTGGTGAATGGTCGGGGCTGCTCGAGGCTGGTGGTGGTGGTACGTTCAATGCCGTGTTGCCGACAGGAGTGGCCACCGCTAATCGATACCAACTAGGCATGGCTACGCCCTTCGGCAATAGCGGGTTAACCTCAAACCAAGGTTTCACTGATTTCGATCAACCCAGGGCGTACCCTTTCGTAGCTGCTGAGAGCGGTGACGTCAGCGAAATCGGGATCAAGGTTCAGACATTGACGACCAGCGCCGACGCTCTGGTCGGGATCTACAGTACCTCGAGTGGCCAGCCCGACGCTCTGCTCGGATATGCAGATATCGAATTAGGTGCCACTGGGGAGATTTTTCAAACCTCGCTGTCGGCGACGATCACGCTCGTGGCAGGCACGAATTATTTCTTTGTCATCGGCATGGATGCTGCAGCCAGCGGGGGAGTATTGATCGGAGTCAACGGCGATTACGTAACGCCGATCGGAGTGGGTTACAGTGTGGCAACCTACTCGACTTGTTACCGCCATGATGCTGTCGTTACTGCTCTACCTGCTACCTTTGTGGCCGACGCTACTAGGCAGACAGGCCGCATTCTCGTTACGTTGGCAATGTAGGTGAAAAGATGGACCGACACTTCACCGTATATGATGGGACGGACATCATCGAGGAAGGCGATCATGATGTCTCATGGGAACAAGTGCGAAGGGAGCGAAACCAGGCTCTCGCCGATTCCGACTGGCGTGCTGGAAAGGATGTCGTCCTCTCCTCGAGCTGGAAGGAGTTCCGCCAGGCGCTTCGTGATCTCCCCCAGGTCCATGACGAGGCCAACGACGCTGCAGACAACTTCCCGGTGATGCCAGATGCCTGAGCACCACGAACACGAGGATGAGAGCTTCCCCGAGCAACTGAAGCGCCTGGTCCTCGACAACGCCTTCGCCTTCGTCCTGGGCTGGCTCCTGGGGGCGGGGCACATCGCAGCTCTCCTCGGTGACCTGGCTGGTGCGTTCACATGACCAAGAGAAAGCCGGACAAGGTGATCGAGTACCGCATCTCTCTCCAGGACAAGGAGCGCGAAATCCTCGAGTCGGCGGTCGGAGCCTACCAAATCAATCGGATCATGACGCCCATCGTCACCCTGATGAACGACGTCACCGGCATGATGGTCCTGCTCAGCCTGGTGGCCGGTGTGCTCGGGTTTACTTTTATCACTAACCTGCTCGGACCTGATCCCTCAGCAGGAGAGGTCATCGACGCATTCCTCACGCAGCGGGAGCAGGCCGTGGCCGCCGGTGTGATTATCGCCGGTGCTGGCCCCCTCGGCCCGTCTTTTGGCTGGCGACTAGCCCAAATGCTCGGGCTCTTTCCTGAGAAAGAAGAGTAACCGGTGACACGGGTTTGAATCCTGTATCAGCCCTCGCAGAGCTCTGGTCGCACTCCACAGCACAGGCAGATCAACTCGACCTCGAGGAACTCGTCAGAGAGTCCGGAGTAATCGACCTCCATGTGTTCGGAAACCTCGAACCATTCTAGCTTCTGGATGTTCTCCTCGCCCTCCTCGGTGAATTGATCCCAACCGGGCCAGGAGTCCAACTCGATCAGGAGCCACTTGAAGAACTCTCTCGGTGTCATTTTCTCACCATTTTGCCGCAATCTGGAAATCATAAACGTAGGTACAAATTAACCGTGATACTGCTCGCCTGCGTCCTGGGGGAAAATAAATCGAATACCGGAAATCAAACTCCCGCCTCTTCTCGTAGCTGTCGGCAGCATCGGGCGCACTTTTGCCCTCTGCGATCGTCGCCCCCGGTCCTCCTCAGCTCTCGTTGACATCGAGAGCAGACGTATCTCATTCCGCAACTACTCTTCTGCATCATCAATCCTCCTTGAGTAGGCGAATTGTCGTGGCGTTCCTCTGACGGCACTCGGCCCGCAGCGCATAGTGGGGCATGTGCTTCGGCCGCTCAATAAGTTTCCATCCACGAGGTCGACCACGGCCAGACCAGTGCCGGACTAGCTGCGCACGGACTCGCTTGCCGCACTTGCGGCACCGACGCTGCAGAGTGATCGTACCAGGGCGAGTCTCCCAAGTCCACCATGTCTGGCACTGGGGGCATTCCCACATTCCCTTTCTCATTGGTCGACCTCCAAGTCATCGGCGAGAAGGTCCCTGATATCCTGCTCCAAACCCCTGATGACCGCGCCGCCCAGGGCGAGGTCCTTGTTTAGCGCCCTCACGTCCTCCTCTAGGGCCCTGATCTCCTTAGCCCGGTCCAAACACCTCTTGTGGTCCTCGAGTGTCTCAGATACTCTCCTAGAGCGTGTTTTCTTCGGCCATGCCGAATAAATCGCGTATGCGGGCTCAGAGAAGCTCACCGAGTTGCTGGGTGCCATGATCCGAGACAGAAAGAGGGGTGTTAATATTATTATCGCACCCTCGAGCAGACGAGCAACCACTAAAGGCGGTGTACGGTGTAGGGTGGGCGCGCGGGGTGGCTAAAATAAGGGATGAAGGTAGGTTGAAGGACGGTCCGGGGGGTAGCCACTGAACTGCTGATTCTAGGTGTTTTAGACCTCTTGACCCTGTCTGGACTGGTCGTTTTCGCTCTCTGGCTGAGGATAGAGCTTGCAAACATGCTCGAACTCCTCGACGAGCGCCTCGCCCTGGCACTCAAGGCCCTCGTCGACCGTGTAATGGAAGGCGGGATCGACTTTGAACCTCCAAATCCTATCCAGGGTGCCATCGCACAGATGATCCAGTCGATCGCAGCTCAGAAGATGAACACGATTGAAGCTGTTGTCACGCAGAAAGGCCCGGACGGACGGTTTCAGTCTTCAATTGACGAATTCCAATAAATTATAAACCTACTACTGCGGTTTTTCAATCATGGCGAGGCGAAGGGGCCGAAAGACCAGGCGACGTTCGCCCAAGAAGATCAGTCTCATCGATCTCGCGGAGTCGTATGCGTACGCGAGCGTGCTGACCTCTGGCGTTTTCAACAATTCACCGATCGGCGTCCTCGGATTCGATGGCACTGGCACGGGGATGTCCATGGCGACCACCAACGGAGGCTCCACGCTCACCCTGGGCGGCATCGTCAGTGATCCAGGCTCCTCCTTCGATGCGATGCAGGCCAACTTCATGCAGAACTATCAGGCTATGGCCGTCTCTGCTATCGGCATTGGTCTGACCTTCAAGTTCGCAAAACGCCTTTTGAGGAAACCATTGGCAAATGTAAATAGAAATCTGATGGCTCCGCTCGGAATTGGCGTGAAACTCTGAGGTGATTGGATGGCGACAACCACATGCGTAGGAAATCTGGTCTGCAGTGACGGCACGAACATCCCCCTGAAGCTCGAGGTCGTTGAAGGGACTGAGACATCACTCACCACGGACACCGTATATACCGTCAGTGCGATCAACATCGGTGACTATGCCCCAGGCAAGACGGTCACCCACGGTCTAGTGAGTGGATCCGTTGGCGTCTCGTATGCATACATCCTCCGCCAAGGCGTCGTAGCTGCAAACATCGCCGTCTGTGTGAAGGGAGCCTCTACGTTCACTCCAAGACTCTGGGCTCCCTTTACGCTGCAGGCTGGAGATTTGCTCAAGGTCATGACACAGACGGCTGCCGACCGAGGAGCAAGCATGGCAGTCTATACCAATCGCGGAGTCTCGAGGATATTCCATGTCACGCCGAGCGGCGGGGCCACTAACGAGCTCGTCGATATCCAAACGGGGAATTCGATCGGAGACACGCTCCAGGGCCAAACCTGCATTTCCGCCACCTTCACCACGGTCGACGGTGCCCTGATCGAAACCAACGGGGCCTACATCGTCGATGCCCTGGGCAACGTCGTCGGCAGCGTCACCGACACAGACCCCAGCGTGCAACAACCACTGCCAGCGGACCTCGCCGCACCCGTCAACCTGAATTTCAAAGCCCAGTTCCTCACGAGTGCTTAGAGGTGAGAAATTGGCGCGGATGACCAAGGCTGCTGGC